GATTAAAATACACACTAATCTAAGGGAATACAAGCCAATGAAAGGCAAATTATAATAACCCAATCTAGGACTTACACCAAAGGATGCCTAGTAAAACTTGTGGCTGTTAAGTACAGCCGAACTTGTAAGACAGGAAAAGTCAAAGGAAAGTAAAATAATGCAAAAAACAATAACTCAACTCAGGCTAGACCAAGGGAAGTTAAAAACTAAGCTGAGTCAACTTAAATTAATGCAAGTCAAATCAAATCAAAAGATTTCAACTTAAATTCTAGGGCTTACAAACAACTTAGGGAGGTAGTAGTACCAGTTGTTTTGCCTAGTAGAAACTTGTGCCTGTTTAAGTACAGGCAAACTTGAAATACAAGATAAAGAGTTTTAACTTAAGTAAAAGTAGGATAAGCCAAACCAAAAAATTAGAGCTAAATCTAGGGCTTACAAGATAATCTATGCCTAGTAAAAATTCTGTGGCTGTTAAGTACAGCCGAACTTGTAAGTTAGGCTAATCTAAGGTAAAGGAATAGAAGCGAGGTCAAATAAAGTCAATGGAAATATTAGGACTTACACCGAAGATGCCTAGAAATTTAGACCAATGCTATCTCTTCGTATTCAAACTCAGTGACTTCAAACTTTCCCGCATTTCCACCATTCTCAGGTCTATAGCTTCCAACACCTGAGTACTTGCCACTAGCTTTAAGCATAGTTTCTAATTCTGAAATCTCAACCTGACTTGTATCACAAGTTAATGAAAAATTTACTGACCATTGAGGTATCTTTACCCTAGTAATCCATATCAAACTACCAGATCTTTCACCTCGTAACCTAACCCAAAGCTTGTCATTCCACATACCATTACAATCTTTTGCACCGTCATAATTAAGAAGCATATCTTCTGAAACAGTTACACCTCTATCAAAGGCAGCCCCTTTCCTGTTGTTAAGTGCTTTTGCAGAGTTTCTTATTGACTTACGCAACATTTCTGCGGGCATATATGGATCTTTAAAACCTGTAAAAGATACA